TCTTTAATGCCGAAAGCTATTGACTGGAGTAAGCTTTCAGTGTATGAAGAAGAGGACAACACTGCAGGTAGTCAGACTATGGCTTGCTCTGGTGATGTATGTGAGATAGTAGATATAGGTGCTTGATGCCTAAAAGTAATAAAGTCTGGAAAGCAGGTGCGTTACATAGTGTAGAGAGTATTGAAAAAAGGAGAGAGTATGACAGGCAAAAACAAAAGCAGCAATATCATTATGGGGCAAACTTATTACGTAGATATAAGTTAATGAAAGGGTGTAGAATATGTGGTTATAAAAAACATCATGCTGGCTTACAGTTTAATCATATAAATCCTGCTGATAAATCTTTTGATATAGGCAAGGCTCCAAAAAAAAGCTTGGCTCTATCTAATAAAACACTATCTAAAAAAAGAATAAAGGATGAGATACTTGATAAATGTGAGGTTTTGTGTGCTACTTGTCACAATGTTCTTACCTATGAAGAAAAACACTATCTAAAAAAAGAAAAGAGTTAATATGGATACTTATACTAGACCTTTTATAAAAGAAGTATATGATAGAGTGGATGGACCTTCAAAGAAAGCCCTTGTCAAACACCTAAAAGCACAGGGGCATACAATAATAAACTCAAAGGAAGACTACTATGCAGATGTAACTTCTAAGAAAGATAATGTAATCTATTTTAGTGAGGTAGAACGTAAGGGTCAGTGGGATAATGACTGGCCTCCTCACTGGAAAGAGTTACGCATTCCAGGAAGGAAGAGGAGACTAGTAGAGAAGTACAAAGATCAGGTAGACAACCTAAACTTCTATGTTCTTAACAGGCACTACGACAAGGCATGGAAAGTAAACGGTACTCAGATGACAGAGGGAGCACTAAAGAAAGCCTTTGGTCCAAGGATACCAGATGGAGAAACCTTCTACCATATACCATACACTGAAGCAGAACTAATTAAACTAGCATAAGGATACTATCATGGACAACACTGACACACTTACCATCAACGGAGAGACTACCTTCTTCAAGAGCCAACGTAATGAAGCAGAGGACTTTGATATATCAGAACTGTTTGATGACACAAATCTTGATGACCTTACTATCAGAAAGGAATATGATCCTGTAACTAAACCTGCCCATTACAACCTTAGTGGTGGTATAGAATGTATAGACTATATCAAACAGGTACTAACNCTAGATGGTTTTATAGCATACTGTCAGGGTAATATGATTAAGTANCAGCATCGACATGGNTATAAAGGTAATCCTGTTCAGGACATGGAAAAGGCACAGTGGTATCTAGATAAGATGATAGAAGCAATGAAGGAGAAACATAAGTGAAACCTTACGAACAAGGTAGACAAGCATTCAAGACTGGCAAACTTGGTAATCCTTATCAAGCCCAGACTAAAGATAACAGAGAGTGGGAGATGGGCTTTAACAAAGCCTACTTCCTAAATCTTGAGAGAGTTAAGGCATATGAGCAGAACAAAAAAACCAAACACACTTGAAGAAGAAGCTAAGAAGTATGCTCAGAAAAAGATAAAGCCACCGCTAAAGGCCAAGCCGTTGACATCACGTAGATATCTGGCTGGTCAAGCGATGGCTGCTTTATTATCAAGATCACCTAGTCCTATGCATAAGGGTGATTTAAAACGTGAGGCGTATGAGTGGGCTGACTTTATGTTAGAGGAAGATGATTAGTCTACAATATCAGAGAAGATATCATCGTAGTTGTCGAGTAAGGTTTTTATTCTAAGTAAGTCTTGGAGTCCATCATCTTTATCTAACAACTCCTCTAGCTTCATGTTCAGTCCTAGTTCATTCATAATCTCTCTGACTTTATCTCTGTCTTTACCAGATAAAACTCTAACAAGGTCTATCTCTTTAGGTAGACCTTTTTGTACCATGTTAGTTACATTCTTTTTAACATCACCTTTTACAAGATCAAGAACTTCTTGTCTATTTTTTAATGACATAGTAGTAAAATAGTCAGGGTTTTTCTTTAGGTACTTGATTGCTGCTGCTTCAAAGTATGGTGCAGCTAGTCCTTCCATTACATTTTTTATTTCTGCTGGACCCTCAAACCTTATAGCTTTATAGTATGGTTGCCCTGCTTTGTTCATCATCTTCTCTACTAGATTAGGAAGACTAATCCCTCTGACACCAAGTATTTGTTTACCTAAATCTACATCAAGCCTGTCTCTAGTTGTTATTGCCCTTTCAGGTAAGTTCTCTGACCTACCTGTAATACCGTTTACATATTTTAACATATTGTTTAAGACCTTTGGTCCTTGTCTTAGATCAGGGTTCATATTACTATCAGACATAAGGCTCCACACTTGATTGATAGGATCAAGAGGTCTAAGTGCACCCTGTACTGGACGCTCTAGTATAGCACCAAGGGGTATAGCAAGGCTCTGATAAAGTGGTTCCTCCCTCTTTATTGAATCATACATATCCTTCTGCACTTGATATATTGCTTGATCAACATTATTTAAATCTCTAACTGCCTGACCACCTAACTGAATACCTAACTCTCTTACAAGTTCAAACGGAACTTCTTTATAATTAAAATCAAATATATTATTACTGTCACCAAGACCATGTGCAAGTATTTGTGACATTAAACGTAAAGTAGAATCAGGCCAATCATATTTTTTAAGTTCAACACTACCATCACTCTTCTGCTGTTGATCATAGGCAAGGTTATTCTTTATTCTTTCCCTTGCATCTTGTGTTCCGTAAGCTAAACCACCGTAAAAAACTGCCATCTTCCCTAAGTCTTGAGCACCAGTGGGTGTAGTGTAGTCTATGTTTTTACCTGTACCTCTTCTATATACATGAGCTATAGCGTTAATACCTGTAAGATCAGCCATTGTCGCTATTGTTGTGTTCAAAAAACTACCAAAAGGAACCACAAAACCAAACACTTGTTTGTTAGTAAGATTTTCTATACCTTTAGCTATAGACCTTAAGGAACTATTTCCTGGAAGGGTTGACCAATTTACAGATGCAGTTTCTCTCATGGCACGATAAGCTGCTCTATCTAACACATCTTTAAATTCATCTTTAGCCATAGTCAATGCAACATCTGGTTGAGTAAAGAAGTCCTCTGGGTTCATACCATATTTTCTCATTATCTCTTGGTTTAAACTAGTACCAAAAGACCAACGCTTTGTTAATTCATCCTGTAATCTTACAAGTGCAATAGTCTGTGCACCTTTAGTTGCAGAGTCAACAGTCCTATAAATTTTATTAGTTGGATCGATATCAAAATCAGTTAGTGCATCTCTTACACCACCGTCACCTGACACATCTCTGAAAAGTTTTTCCGCTATCTCTGGACGTAGTTTAAGAACTTTATCCGCATACTCCATTGGTATATCTGGTGATAGAACATCAGCCATTCTTCTAATAGCACCGCCAGATGATCCATATGCACGATTAAAATACTTTTGTGCAGCCTCTGGATTACCAAATAGTTTAGCACCAACCCCTTGTGTAAGTTCTATTGAGGATGTAAACATATCTGCAGCAGTATTAATACTTACTAAGGATGCAAAACCTTTTATGTTAGCACCTGTTGTAGCAAGGTGTGATGTTAAAAGTCTTTTGTAGGTAGACAAAGCAAACTGTAGTCTCTTTGGAGTATTTTCTGGCTTCTCTCCTTTTAACAACTTTACAGAATCTTCAACAGAAAATCCTTGATTTACTGAATCATCTATTGATCTTATAAGTCTTAAACCTATAGCACTAGTGGTTGTTTGCCTAGTGAGGTGAGCTTCTAAATCAATAGACTTTGCATCCTTACCCTGAACTAACCTACCATCCTCATTAAAAAATCTAAGTTTATAACCTGTATCTTTTTCAAATTTATTTACAAGTTGCCCTACCTTTTCATCAGGAATAAATCGTAGCGTCTGTGCAAGAACAGCAGTCTTAGTTCCATACTTATCTACTAAGGCTTGGTGGCTAGTAAAGCCAGCTTTTCTTAGAACCTCTCCATAACCACCCTTGTTTGTAGTAGGATCACCTAAAAATAGATGTTTAAAAAATGCATTGGTTACTTCAATGTCTGTATATCTCTGACCTTTTTGATTTATTAATTTTTCTGATTCTTTTTTTAATTCATCCCAACCAAAAAAGTTTTTAGTGTTACCTTCAACAAGACCAAAGTTTTCATCTAAAAATTTTATATCAACACCTTCAGCTACTTGTTCTCTAAGTTCTCTTTCTGCCTGATCAACACCAACCTCTAACAGATTTGCATCGAAGTTTTTATAAGATAAGAAAGTATTCTTTAGTGGACCTTTACGTATCTCTTTAAATGTAGCACTTGTAGCAGCGAGTGTAGGCATAAGAAACAAAGTACCTAAAGCAGTAATACCTGTCTGTGCTGCAGAGTATTCATCCTGTACTGCTGTCTCCATAAGTTGAGCCTGATACATAACGTCAACACCAGAGGCCATTAGAGCATCAGCAGTTGCATATGGCATAGCTTTTACAGCAGCACTTCTTACAGTAGCAGCAGCAGTTTTATTAGCAACACCCTTTTTAACCTGTGCTTTATAGGCTTGACCCATCATAGCTTTTACTGCAGCACTACTTGCCTTTGTTGCACCTATACCAAACAACTTACCTAAACCAAGTGATAGTACAGTGGTAGGATCGTGCACTACATTTTTAGTGTAGTCAAACATTGCATCCCCCATCTCTCTTAAAGTTGTTGTATCTCCAGTGAAAGCATTTTCCATACCATCAAATAAAGCATAACCAGCCCCAAGTCTTGCCTTTGTTTCATCATTGGCTTTCATGCCATATGCCATCTCATTAGCAACAGTTACAGTTTGACCTGCAGAGAAAGACCTCTGATAGTTCTGCCATATCTCAAATACTTTTTCGTTACTCATTTCTCTGTAGTCTTGAGAAGACAAACCACCTATAGCACCACCAGCTAATCCAGTAGCACCACGCCTAGCCTTTGTTAATACACCACCTGGGGTAAACCTAGCCTCAAGACTAGATCGAACTATATCCATAAGTTTTGGGTCTGATAATATTTCTTGTTTTGATAACTCACCACCGTAGTCTTTAAGGATAGGACTAAGATCAACAACACCACCATCCTCTTGAGGTACAAAAGGACTAGTAACATCATCAATTATAACTTTTCTTGGAGATAATGTAGGTGGCAGTTGTGGAAACTGTGGTTCATCTACAAAAACTCTTCTAATTTCTGTCATTGTGGACGAACCAATTCTATTAATTCACCAGTTGGTAATCTAGCAATAGTTCCTTCAGCTAAAACTCCAGCACTAACTAGAGCCTTACCTATTTCATCACTAGCTACAAGTGGATACTGATTAGCTGCATCAGTTAATGGTTTTGGTAGTGGTAATGTGTTATATTTTTCTCCACCAGGACTTTCAAGTAGTTTAGTTAGATAAGAGTTACCGTATAAACCAATTATTTCTGCTGGATTTTCTTCTAAATTTTTTATTGCACTTTCAACAGAACTAATCCTGTCAGATATTGAAAACAATTCATTTTGTTGAGTATCAGTTCTATTTTTTATTTCTTGTAATACCTTGAGCCTTTTATTTAATATGTTTACCTCACTCTTAGCTAAAACTGCCTGAGATTTAGCAACAGTAGCCATAACCTTTGGTATTTCATTAATGTCTACAGGTTCAGCATAGGCATACTCAGGTACATACACTTCTCCAGGAGTAGTGCTCATTGTCTGTAAGAAAGGTAAATATATTTCATCTACCTCACGCCCAATAAGTTTAGTAATCTTATCCATGTCTAAGGGTTTAGTTGTAGGTTGTCTTGTTATTATACCTGCAACAATTTCTTCCACAACTGATTCTGGAAATGCTCTATTATCTTTTTCAAACTTACTCTTTGCACCATTTAAAGTCTCCAACAGTTTTCTTGCTCCTAGTGCATCACCAGAAGCAATAACAGGAGCTAGTAAATCATCACTTAAATTAAAACCTTTAGGGTCTTGTAAGGCTTGTATAGTTATAGCTAAAGAATCTGTAGCTCCTCCTTTACCAGAGGCTTGTTGGGCAAGAGTACCTGGACCATACTTACCAGCTAAACTCATGTACAACTTTTCTCTTTCGTCCATCCTTTGTTGAGACAAACGCTTGACTTCATCTTGACGATCAAGTTCTTTTAGGATACCTGCTGAACGTATTTTAAATGCCATGTTACACCCTTGCCATTAAACCCATAGGAGCAGGGGCTATATCTGTAGTCTCCACCTCTGCTTCTTCTTCCATAGGTTCTTCTTCTTCCATCATGTTTAGTTCTTCTGGTTCACCCTCTTGTTCTCTTAACTTCTTGAGCATCTTCTTAGCTCTCATTGTATCTCTTTCATACTGAACAGCTTCATCTCTTTCAGGATTATCAAACCCTTCATCAAAGTCAATACCAGCCTTAGTAGCTGCAGCTTTAATGTGCTCATGTATTACTGGTGCAATGATCAGGCTAACATCGATACTGTGTATACCTTCTATAACAGCACTACGAACTATACCCTCAACTAAAGTAACTAGATCAAGACCTAACTCTAAGAAGTATAGTGCGTCTTCCATAGCCTCTGGTTTAGATAAGTTACTCAGGTGTACATCAAGAGCCTCAAGAGGATCAAATACTTCTGGTGGTCTTTCATATGCAGCATTCTTAGGCTCTGTGGTTAAAGATTGTCCTGGGATTGGACCATTAAATACTAAGCTCATTATT